TGAAGAAATAATGAAAATACTAGAAGCAGGTGGTAAAATAATAAAAATAAAAGAATCATTTAAAGATATTGATCTTGATGCATGGTGGGATGGTATTTATTCTGAAATATGTTCAGAATCAATAAAACCAAAAAGGGCAAGATGGATTCACAAGTATAGCAAAATACGTTTTAGGGTATCACTTATAAAAGAGCAGAGTATCAAAAATCATATGGTTTATTACTGGCAACCTTGGCCAGATGGATGTTTTTGTTTTAGTATGACAATGAAAAATCTTCAAAGCTTTCTGGATATAGATAAAAGACAGAGAGAAGAATGGGGTATTTTTGAAGAAACGATAAAAGGAGAATTGTTTATTACTTTTCCATTATCATATGTAGGTTTCTATGAATTAAAGGAGGGACCGGAAAATGCTTATTATAAAAGCATATGTAAACAGCAAGCAGATTGAAGAAATTCATATTCAAAACACTGGCAACTGTGTAGATGAGAATATGCAACTATATGAGTATCGAATCAGACTGCCAGAGGGATATGACGATTTTCCTATCTTTCATATGAGGGAGTTAGGATGGAGGGCATTAGCAACACAGGCAATAGGTGTGCTTGAACAGGTCATGCCTAGAAAGAGAAAAAAAGAAAAGAAGAAAGACTTCTGGATATGTGGGGATTGTGGAGCACAAAAACCAGATTGTGTTTGTAGGGGATAATTATGTCTAACCATTGGGATAAAAGGTGGATGGATCTATGTGATCTTGTAGCATCCTGGAGCAAGGATAGAAGCACAGGTGTAGGTGCTGTTATTGTAAATGGCAGAAATGTTCTTGTGGCTATAGGATGGAATGGTTTTCCACGTAAGATCAATGATGATGTAGATGCTCGACATCAGAGACCAGCAAAGTATCTATGGACTGCTCATGCTGAAGAGAATGCAATAGTCAATGCTGCAAGTAAAGGAATAGCAACAGAAGAATGTAGGATGTATATTAACTGGTATCCCTGTGCTCCTTGTGCTAGGATGATTATACAGTCTGGTATTGTTGAGCTAATAGGCAATGAGCCAGATTGGGATCATCATAGATTTGGTGAAGACTTTCGAATTGTAAAAGAGATGCTTGAGGAAGCAGGTGTGAAAGTGAGGTTTTATGAGTAATAGAAGGAAGATTAAAAAAAAGAAAGAAAAGAATAATTTTAATTTTAATTCAGTATCTCCACAAGCAAGACAGTATGTAGAGAAAATTTTTAAAGATATGAATAAAATTCCTTTTAATGTTGGGATGCTTGTAGATGCTATGGCAATGAAAGCTTTTAAAAATAAAATGCCTGTAGATGATTTTCAACGAAAATATGCCATTGATCTTTTTAGTAGGAATTATTCTACTGCATGTTTTGTATTGGATGAAGCAATCAGAAGAAAAAATCCAAGACCTATAGTTGCTTTAATGCTACAGGTTTATGAAGGAATTAATAAAAATTATACTAAACTAGAAACAATGTTTAATGGTGTTACTTGTAAAGAAGGGTGTTATTATTGTTGTTATCAAAAATTAAGTGTTACAATACCAGAACTATTAATGATATCTATTTTTAATAAAATTCAGCCAGATGTGTTGCCAATTAATAAAGATAGAATAAAGGCTAGTAAATTTTATGATATAGATGATTGTAATTTTGGTGAACCTTGTAGTTTTTTAGAAAATGAAAGATGTACTATATATCCTATAAGACCATTAATGTGTAGAGCATGGCATGTTTTTTCATCTAAAGAAATTTGTAAAAAGAAATATATAGACCAAAATCTTAAAGATGATGATGTTGAAATGCTTACTCAATTTACTCTTCATGGTCATTTAATCCAAAATGCTTTACAGCTTGCTTCTGAAAAATTTGGTTTAAAACCTTATATTCAATTGGAAGGGGGAGTAATCCATTCATTTGAAAATGATATTTTTCAGGATTGGATAGATAAAAAACTATGACAAAGCTTAAATGGGACAGACATAAAGTACCAATGGCAAGTGAGGATGAGAATTATTACCCACCTGCCTTTGAACGTCCAGGACCAAGGCAAGTTTTTAGATCAATTAATGAATGTTTCCGTTTTGGGAGACATGCAGGTAAAAAACTAAGACGTGTATTGTGGGAAGATAAAGGTTATATTTCATGGGCATTAAAAAAAGATGTTATATCAATAGAACTGGAGGATGTAGTAAATGACTAAAGGCAAAATTGAAAAAATATTAAATGTATTTCTTGAAGATGCTATGTTCACATGTTGGATAGATGGTGAAGGATTATATAATATTCCAGCAGATATATTTTTTGAACAAATAGCATTACTGATTTTGGATGAGAGAAAGACTTCTCATGATGTTTCCTACCTTAACTATCTAAAAGAAGATATTTTTAAAAAAAGAGGTATTGAATTAGCTGTAACAGCAAAAGGATTGGAGGATGAAGAAATTGCAATTGGATAGATATCAAACAATGTTAAAAGTACTTCTTATCAAGAAGTGTCGAATGATTAAACATAAAATGATGAGAAGATTTGCAGTGCTTGCATTGAAAGGTGCTCCTGAATATTTTTGGACTGAGCCAGCATCTACAAGTGGCAGGTTTCATGCAGGTGAATCATTGGCAGAACATGTGATCTATTGTCTGATTTATGGTAAAGATCATATTCGTATGATTCAAGAAGGCAAGTATCCATGGAATGATCAACAGGAATCAATCTTTTATACTGCTCTTATCTGTCATGATCTTTACAGATCAGGAATGCCTGGAAGAGAACTGAGGGATGAAGAAGGGAAATTAAGAACAGATAATCTTCATCCCATTTATGCACCAATGGCATTAAAATTTCTTGACTTGTATATTGGCAAAGAAGATAAAACTTGGTATGCTAAAAATAATCTTCCATGGGCAAAACTTGAAGATGCTATGTCAGGTCACTATGGTCCTTGGTCTCCAATATCATCTCTAGATCCCACTGTAGGAAGGGATTTCAGGGACATTTCTCTACATGTTTTCCTTGTAGATTATATCGTTTCTAGGGGGTGTCTTAGGGTAGTATCGGAAGAGATAGACGAACTGAAGAGAAATTGGGATCTATATCAAGCAGGTGAGATTGATTGGTTTGGTATACCAAAGGGTTATCCAGAAAATACTAAGGACTGGAATAGAAAGATAGCAAAGAAGCAAAGAGAAGATAGATTTAAAGAGTTATATGGAGAAGAATAAACGTGTCCTGTGAAGGCACACTTTCCAACAGTTGGTATTTCCCATGTATCCGTTTCATATATCACCTATTAAATTTTTTAATACCCATAAACTGATTCATCTACATCTGGGTAGTTGTGAATCTGATCTGAGTGTTCTTCAATCCACTCATTATCACCGTAAGCACTGAGAGGATCTGTATCAAGAGGTCCGGTCTCTCTGCCCATTGGGATGGTTCTTGACATATCACTATCCTCTGAGAATCTGTAAGGTTTAAGAATGAAAGACCATACCATTTTCTTCAATTGAAAGATCTTTTCTTCTTCACCAACATCAACAATCTCATATGCTCTGTTGTTCCAATGAGTAATCATGACATCTCCAGGAAGTGGCTGATATCCTGCACTTACATCTCTGGAAAAAGTTATCTTAGGTGTTGCTGCATACTGGATCATTTCTTCTGACACAATACCGAAAGTATTTGTCATAGTTATTTCTTCAGTTGGTTCGTAAATAAGCTTTATTTGTCTTGGAGGTAAATAGGAAGTTCTTGTAGTTTCACCATAGAGCCTATCCATGGTTCTATTAACATCAGGATCAAGCATGTAGTAATCAGCACTGATTCCTGCAATATCTGTGTACTCTGCTATTACAGATTCGAATAGCTCATGTTCTACATTATCTTTTAGATGTTGCAATTCCCATGTGGGAATATTTTTTAAGAATCCTGGTTTCTCCGGTAAATATGTTTCACCATCAAACCTAGTTGTTGTTCTTCCCATTTATTTCCTCTCCATCTTTTCTAGTATATCAACTAGAAAGTTATATATCTGATCTTCAGAAAGACGGTCTGCAACTTGTATTGCAAGATAGGCTAGGTCTTCATGCTCCAATGCTGGATAAAGAACGTGAAGTGCTTCATGTATAGCTGATATTACTAAATACCCTCTAGGATCTAGTATGAATAAAGCTTCACATCCCTTAACTGGTTCTTCTAGCATCCAGAAATGACCATCATCTGCTTCATTGCATAGAAAATGAACCAAGACTTCTTTCATTTGAATAAGTCTTTTAACTTGGTTCAGTAGATACAATGCCACACCTTTTGTGATTTCTGTGAAGTCTGGATGTACTCTGGCAGTCAGTTCACAAAGCTCACATGATCCCTCACAATTGGAACATATTTTACAGTGTGGGCAAATATATTCATCTTCTTTACCACATTTACCACAATTCAATTCCATATCCATCAAAAGGTTCTTCAAGTCTTAGTTGTTCTTCTAGCCTTTCTATTTCAGTATCAGCTTCACTAATTAGTGAAGATCCATCCATAGTTATTCCTACATTACCTATAGATGTGAATCCTTCAAATTTTCTTCTTATCAATCCTAATGTCTTTTTAGATAGTGCAGTTGCATAGTCATATACCCAGACTTCATCATATAGATTTCTAGCAACATCAGATTCAAGAACATATGCACGTACTAAAATAATTCCAGGGGAGTTCCAGTTAGTTCCCTGGATAGTCATAGTACCACCAGATGGTGGTGGTGGATTTATTTCTATTTGATTTGTATATCTATGGTATCTAAAATTATATGCATCAGGTATATATTTTCGTAGGTCTTCCAGGAAGTTTCTTGCAATATGGTATGATAAAATAGAGTATTCTCCCTGTGTATGTGTAATAAAATCATACAATCCTTGGTTATATAAATAGTTTTCTATAGTAAAAAGAGTGTTAATACTACCTGCTTGTTCAGTAGAATAATTAATAACTTCTACAACATCGTCTGGTAAATCATACATTGTTTGGCCAGCAGAAAGAGGAAGTGTGAAGTATTTTTCAGTTGTTGCAGCACCTACTGCCCACTTTTTCCATTTCTGCACAGTGTAATTAATATGATCAATAACAGTTGCATCATCTAGCTCTACTTTAACTACAGGATGCCCCAAACGTCTTTTTATTCTTTCTACTAGTTCGTCTTTGGTTATAGCCATTTAAATTATCCTCCAAACATTACCTTTGAATCATCTAACCAACTCCAGTCTTCTACTTCTGTGTCTATATCGGTTAGAATGCCCCAAACATCATCTTTCTCTTCTTTATTTTCTTGTTGCTTTACAGATCCATCCTCATTCAATGTATATTCTTCTTCGAAAATGTTCATCTCAAGGACAAAGACTGCCCAATACAATGCAGAAATGAGATCATCAGACATTTCCTTTCCAAAGAATTTTCCATTTTCTTCAACAAAGGAAGTTAACTGATCTAATGTTTCTTCATCAACTATATCTAGACTACCATCTTCAATAAGTCTTTTCATTAAAAGAACTGCCATGGGTTTGGTAGATTTTGTAGCCCTAATACCAAGATCCTTTGTTTTAGATCCAGTATTAACTAGATTTTCGTTTTCATATTCCCACCACAGTCTATTAACAACAACTGCACCTTCTGCATTATTTTCAACCATTGTATATGCATTATTGTAATAGTATGATAGTCTATTGACAAGTTCAGAGAACTTATAGACATCTATCATATTATTCCAATAAACTGCAACTTGTCTCATCTTAACAGGACTGAGAGTTACTAGTTCAAGAATTTGTACTGCTGAATAGTGTTCTCCAGTTCCCTTTCCGGTATCAACACCAAGGATATATGAAGATCCTTCTTTTGGCTTTTCATAAATGTAAAGGTGACCATTAAGATCTTCTATAAGAGGATCTTGGAACCTCTCCACTATGATCTCCAGAACATCAGGATCAATAACAGTGCTTGCAGATCCAAGAAATTCAACCTCATGTTCCTGATTGAATCTCTGCTTACTGCCAAGGTTCTTAAGCTCTTGTTCTGCCCACTTCTCATCTCTGCCAGGAACTTGTCTCCAGTTGACCTTGGTGGTTTTAAATTCATTATCCCCTCTTTCTGCTTTTACCCAGAGTTTATGGAAGAGGTTATGCATACCATTAGGAGTGGAGATAACAATTACTTTTGATTGTTTTGATGCTGATATAGTTGGATAGTTTGCTGCCCAGAAATCTTTTGCCATATTTTTAGGAACGAATGCAAACTCATCACAGATCAGGAGGTTCATGGTTTGGCCACGAAAAGCATCTTCTGTTGTTGCCGATATCATGATTTGAGTTTCATTATCAAAAGTAACACCAGTTTTTTGATATTCTTTAACTCCAGGCTTTAACCAAG